CAGGGTCTGTGTCCCGGTCAGCGTAACAGCAGTGCCGCCATTGCCGCCAATCTGTGCAAACACTTCCCAACTTGCTGTGCCAGAACTGTTGTAGACAAACTGAACAGACGCCCCGCTGATGTCGCAAACCAAGTCCTGCGCTACATCAGCAATGTTGTTGCCGTTGCGCCCTACGGTGAGGTTGTTTGTCCCCCAAGTACCCGCCGCATCAGCAACGATGACCTGATCTCCATTGGATGGAGACGCTGGCAGGTTAACCGTGAATGCCCCGGCAGTTGTGTTGGTCAGCACACCATCATTTGCGACTGCTGTGTAGTTGGCTGTTTTGGTGGTGGTGTATGAGATGCCGCCTGTTGCTGCACTTGTTGCCACCTTAACAAAGTCAGAGCCGTTCCAAGCGCAGACTGCTTTCTCACCCGTTATAAGCGTCACGCCAGTGGTAGGGCCAGCGCCAACAAGTTTGACGGACTGTGCCGTCCCATTAATCACCACATACACTTTGCTTAAGGCTGGCGCGGTGATCGTTAGCAAGCTGGCTGGAGTCCCGGTGCAGTTGATCACCATGTATTGGGAAGAACCTGTAGCACCCGAGCCTGCTTGAGATAAGGAAGCGCCGTTTGCCACCGACAGAGTCACCGCAGTCTGTGTCCCGCTGATGGTCTGCACCCCAGCAATAGCAGAATCAAGGTACGCTGTGAGGTAGTCATTAACTGTAGTACCCCAAGTACCCGACAGTTCCCCTGTAGTAGGTTGAACTAACCCCAGTAGCGATGTGTATGAAGATGCCATTAATTTCTCCTAAGTCGTTGAAACAGCAGACCAGCTTGCTGTCTGCGTGTTGCCGATATTCTGCCAGTTGGCGTTCTGCGTATCATCAATTACATCCCAGAATGGCCGTCCATTTATTGCGTCTGTCCCGGTTGCCAACTCCACAATAGAAGCTACGAAGGCCGCTGCCGCTGTTAGCGTGTCTGCACTGACCGCCGTCTCTGCTACCGATACACCCAAACTTGCCGTTGTTGCAACTGAATCTGTACCTGTTACGCTCTCAGTTACCGTCGAGTTAAGTGACCGTAGCGAGTCAATTGCATCTGATCCTGTCGCCGTCTCCGTTATCGTCCCAAAGAACGTAAAGCTAGAATTTACCTCATCAGAACCCGTTCCCGTCTCACTGATAACCGCGCTGTACACCGGAACGCTTACTACCGCATCTGATCCTGTCGCTGTCTCCGCTACTGTTACGGGGTACGTTGGTACTGCTGTTATTACATCACTACCTGTCGCCGTTTCAGTGACCGCTGAACTAAGTCCTTGCCCCGCTACAACATCATCTGTGCCTGTTGCGGTCTCCGTAACCGCTGAGTTGACAACTGCCAGACTCGTTACCGCATCTGTCCCTGTCCCTGTCTCGCTAACCGAGGCCGTTAAAGCCGCTAACGCTGCTACCGCATCCGACCCCGTGGCAGTTTCGTCAATGGAAGAATCATAGCCAGAACCACCCCAGCCTGATATCCCCCATCCACCGGAACCCCACCCGGCCATATTAACCTGCCAAGCTGAATGTGTACGTCACAGACAAAGTGTCGCCGCTCACCACAGAACGATCACCGGGGGAGCCAAAGTCAGCCGCAGAGAACAATGTACCTGTCGTGCCGCTCTTAGCACTGCCGCTAGTCAGGAAAGCCCCGCCCACAGTCGTTGTGCCGTTGATGTTAAACGCAGCAGGAGAAGCTGAGTTAGTCACTACGGAAGGGTTGGCAGTGGTAGCTGTTACAAACGTAGCCGCCACACGGGTTGCATTGCTGTAAGTTACATCTTCTGTCCAGCCAGCGTGGGAAGACATAGTGTCGCCTGCCGCAGGCGTGTTAGAAGCGCCAGCGCCATACAGTCCAAGATACCAAGAGGTGATTTGCGTGACTGAAGTTAAGGCACTGCCAGCCATATAGGCTAGACCCGCATTCACTACAAGGTTCTTGGAATCTGCCTGCCACTTCAGATTACCGTCTTTGTCACGGCACTCAATGTGGTACACGCCCGTAGCCTCGGCATTTTCACCGGCTTTTAGGTTACAGGTCAGGCCGCTGGAAACAGTGTCAGTGGCTTTAAGTTTTTCGGTAGTCATGGTAGCCTTATTAATGCGGTTGTTGCGGAGTTGGTGGGCATTACAACTGTGAACGAGGTCGTAGTGGTTTTGTCAGCGCCGAAGTCCAATACTGCCACCGATTTGTTACCCTTGGATGTATTGTAAATCAAGGCACCCCGTGCTGTAAACGCGCCTGTAGTCCATACCACGTTGGTGAAGTTTACAAAGGCAGTGGTGTCTGTGACACTGACAGACACGCCGGTCATTACCTGCCCCGCAGCGGTGTAGCCTGTACCTGAAATCTCCCCACTTGCTGTGTAAACAGTGGTAGTAGCCCCCAAATCGGCATTGGCTGTGTACAACGCCATGTAGAAGGTGTCTGTGGAGAAATCATGTACCGCCTCAAACAATTGCTGCTTGAAGGATGTGGTTAGGGTTTGGGCAATCATGTTACTGGAATCCTAGCCTGCCCACTGCGGTATGCGTCAGATCGCTCTAAACCATCGCCCAGACGTTTAAGCTGTACCAAAGCCTCGCCAAACTTGGTGTTGTACAACAGAACCATGTCCTGCTCACCCTTCATGTAGGTGTAGGCTTCAACCAGTGTCCCATACAGAAGGACGGGGTCATAGTTGTCACCAAGCCATGTGGTTGAGGCGGTGACAATGGACTCTGGGTAGTAGAAGTAGTGAAGCTCAGTGCCGTATGCGGCGTTGGGTGTGGGGCCAAGGATGAACGTAAGTTCTGTTTCGTTGTCTGAGCGGGGGCCGAATATGGCGTAGTACTTGGGCGCTCCGGTGGACGTTGGCTTGGGATACGCTTCCCTGATAAAGTTTACATCCTTGTTCAACAGGAATGTGTACGCACCCGTAGTCGGGTCTATTACTGCCAAAGAGAATGTGGATAGAAAGTCAGTGGGGCATTGCAAATACTTATTGCTTGCTGTTGTGCTGCCCGTAACGTTCTTGCGTAAGGACGGTATCTGTACGGCGTTGTATATGCGTTTCTCTGCCTGTGTAATAAACACATTCATGTCCGTCGTAGGGAACGTATTCTCCGTATACGACGAAACGGCAGCAACCAACGCAGCGTAGTTCATGCCATCGGACCCCGAGACATCAGACCTTTAGTGGCTGCACCAGTACCGCGCATCTTGATGCCCGATGTCTTTGTACCGGGTTGTGCGCTGCTGGAGATATTCCCATCCACAACGCGAGTGTTTTTCAACATGCTCAGGTCGGGCAGTACGCCGGGGTTGGCTGCAACGGTCACGGCCTTGCCGGACATGGTATGCGGCTTGGCATAAGCCGCGGCTGATTTGTTGTTAATCATCTTAACCTCCACGACCCGATTTCTGGTTCATCACTTTAGCCATGCCCCGACCGTACTTCATCATGTCCATGTCGGTCTTGCCACCTTGGGCAAACTTGGTTGGGGTTTTACCGGGATGTAGCCGCTTCTCGTGCTTGTGCACAGCCCCAGCTATCATCTTCTTGTCCTGCTTCTTGTCCTGCTTCTTGTCCATATTAACTCCTAAGTTACCGTAACTGAACCAAGTTCTAACGCTGCCACCAAGTAGTTGGGAGTCAGCCCATCATCATTTGCCCTAGACCCGCCCACCGGGTTCCAGTTCCACTGAAATACTCGGCTTCCTTCGCCTGAATACCCATCTACCAGCAAGCCAGAAGCGTAGTAGCTCAAATCCCTGCGTGGCTCCCGCACTGCTTGCGGATCATCTACCGGGTACATCCCCAACTGTAACTGAGGTTGATCCGGCGTCCAACAGGTTGGGCACACCAGCAAGTTGTAAGTTTTGGTCTTGACAACTTCTTTCTTCAGTTCCTTCAGCTTGTAGCGGAACCCGCAGCGGTCACATTCCGCTATCGAATTCTTGCCTGATGCAAACCTATTACCCATGATTACATGAACATTTGCCGGGGCACAAATCGAACCGCGGCTTTCTCTCGGTCCTCATCCTGCGCCAACTGCCACGCCTCATCATATTGCATCTTCAAAACCTGTAAACGCTCCATTCCGTTGGGTAACTTGAGTGCCAAATAGTAGGCTAACCCTGCCGCTACGCACGGAATAAACCTAAACGGCACATCCATCGTATCCGAGCCATCTCCAGCGTTTTGGTTCCTACGCAGCCGCCAGTACACGAAGGTATAGGTCTGGGAGCCATCAGGCGTGGGCCAGACGCTGATTGCAGGGGGGTTTGATACATACACGGCTGTACCCGTTGTATGCGTGGCTGCGGTGGTATTAGCCTGCCCTCTGGAGCATGCTGTCAGGACATTGCCTACGATATACCCGTAGTAGATGATCTCGTTGTCGACCTTGATGTAGCCGGCGGCGGCTAGTCCCACGACAGAATCCAAAGTGATTGTGGTGGCTGTGGCAGTGACTGCTCCGTTGAGGGTCAGCGTTGTGGCTGATGTCTGACCTGAATTGCGCTGGATCATTACCTGAATGGGCCTAGCCTGAGTCAACTTGTTGGGTAGTGTGGCGTAGGTGCTGACGCTGATGCGGGTGATGGTCAGGTCTGCTTGGTTAGATGTTGAGTTGGCATCGGTGCGGATAACATGCTCAAGCAAGTCTACGGTGTCCACCGGCAGAGCGTATGTGTTTAAACCTTGAGTTAGGGTAAACGATCCCTGCTCAATCGTCCACATGTTGATGCCCCGGTTGGCCCAGTCAGCAAACATGATGTTGAGTGACCGACGCGCTGTACGCATGTCATAGCCCGTGCGGAGTTCAGAGCCTGCGCGTTCAAACGCATCCTCAATGACCTCACTCAGGTCCATGTCAAAGTTAGCAACGCCCGAAGTTGTCATTATCTAAATCCTGCGGTTTTCTTTGCTATGCCCTTGGGTTGGGCTACAAACTGTTTTCCACTTGCTTTACCTGCTCTCTTGGCCTTGGTTGTCGCTGCATACTCAGCAGGGCTAAGACTTTTGATAGCCGCCTCTGGCAAATACCGCTCCCCCGTCTTACTCGACGGTTTGCCAGACTTGGTGCGCCATTTCTGGTCACCCCAATCTTTGAGGGATTGCTGCGGTGCTTTCAATCTTTGTACCCGCCGCCTGCGGCCTTGTATCGTTTAGCCATTAACTGCGCTTTCCTAGCTGACCACTGCCCAGCACCCGTACCCTGCACAGCAGCAGCTTTAACGCTGTTAAAAATCCGTTTACGCAGATCAGGCTTGGTGTAGTTGCCGGCCTCATTGACTTTGGATTTTACCGCCCCGCCTTCTTTGTACTGCGTGAAGTCCGTGTCGTCACGGCGCTTCTTACGCTTGCCGGTAGGCATCTTGCTAGGGTCAATGGCCCCCATGCCACGGGAGGCTCTCATATCAGCAGGCCATGCCGCCGCTTTTCATCTTGATCTGCTTGGCTTTGGTCTTGCCTTTGGATGCAATGCCGTCAGCCGAACGGACGAAACCGCCGGTTGCCATCTTCTTCATGGGCATTTCAGGTTTGGCTCCAGCTTTTTTCTTAGCCATCATTGCCATGAAGCCGGAGTTCATTTTTGTAGCCATATCACCACCTCGTTTAAAAGATTTGCCTTTGTCGGCGTTACTAAAATCCTTACCCACGGACTGTGGGATACCTACTTTTTTGGCAAAACTCGGGCTGTGAGCTATTGCCTCCATGAAATTGTGCTGCTTTTTGCTGGAGCTTGGCATTTAGCATTTCCATCTTGCAAGAGCCGCTGCTTTGCGGGTTGGTTTACCCTTCTCGTCTTTCATCGGCCCCGGCATACCGCTCATCCGGGCGCAGAACGAGTCCTTGCGTGGGCCACCTTGGGGCTGTGGAGCCTTGAGGTTGCTGCCTGTAGCTGCGTTGTACTTGGCCCTACCCTTGGCAGTCAGTCCAGCCCCCTTGGAGATCGGTAGCTTCTCGCCCCGACCAACAGAGAGAACCGGGCCTTTCTTCTTAGCCATAGAACACCGTGATTTTTGCTGACGTTGGCAGGGTCACGTGTATGTCAGTTAAAAACAACACACCCTCACCCGGCACTGTGAAAGAGAACGCAGACTGATTGGTAGACAAATTAAACTGAAGCCGAGTAGTGCCGCCAGAGCCACCATCCCTCAGAATAATGTCTCCAGCAGTGCCACCGGGAGTAACAATAAGACCTTTAACCCTATTGCGCCCCGACACCATTGTGCCTGTGGTCTCTCTGTGAACCGCTAGTACGTCTGTCTGTTGCATAATTAATCTCCTGTAAAACGGGGGCCGAAGCCCCCAAGATCAATTAAGCAGACGCTGGAAACTGCAAACCAGTAGAGTCGGCAACCACGTACATGATTGTGTACTGCACAGTACCTGCGGTCACCGCTGCAACAGTTGGAGTCATTGTGGCAACCACTTTAACGTCTGTAGCGCCGATACCAATACCGTTGGGGGATGTAGTAGAAGCTGCACCACACCATGCGCCCAATTTAGCAGCGGCATTGCTGACGGCTGCACGACCCGCAGCAGTTACGTCAGTAGCAGCCCAATACAAAGCGGCGGTAGTGCCGTCGCCAATGGACACGTTTGCGGCAGTTGAACCTGTAAATGCGACAGTGGTGTCGATCAGGATGTCAACGATTTGAGCGCCAGCAGGCAGTACGCAGATGGTGTCGGTAGTCGCGGAAGCGGCCTGACCTGTGTAGTTTTTCTTGAATGTTTGCGAGACAACGGTTGCACCGCAGTTCTCAATATTACCAACCGTTGTGCCCGTTGTGTTGCGGACAGTACCGAGCAGCCAAGGGCCGAGGTGAGTTGCGAATCCCATGATGTCATTCCTTCATGCGTTAAGGTGTATCAATCTTGCATGTAAGTCAGCCGGGACTGTTTGATACACCGGAAAGCCCGGAGTAAGAGCAATATATCAGGAATTGGTGGGGGGTGCAAGTTTTTTTGGTTTCCTTGCCTCAAGCATCTTGGCTTTCCAAACCGGGTCCGCCCATAACGCTTTTGCTGCAGCAGCTTTAGCCGCTTTTACTTCCGCACGGTTAGCAATCTCCTGATTGTTGGCGGTCTGTTTGGCGGCGTACTCCGGATCGCTCCACTGGGCTTTGGCCTGTGCGCTCGTCTTGGCTTTGGACTCGGCGGTGCTACGGGCCTTGGCAATGCCTTCTTGGCGCTTCGTACGCACTTCGGGGTTAGCCCATGCCTCCGTACTGTTTTCGGACTTCGCTGCGCGGGCTTCTGGAGTCCCCTGAGCGGCTGTTTGGGCTGCGACTACTTTGGCTCGATACTCGGGACGTTGCCACTTATCTAGCGATATACGCCCAGTAGCGGCTTTCTGCGCAAAAGTCCACACCGTTCCGCTACCGCCTTCACCACCATCGGTTAGATTAAAAAGTGTGCCCGTCTTGAGGTTGCGCCGCCCGTACAGCGCAATAAGCTCGACTTCTTTGGCAAAGGCTTCAGCTTCGTCCTCCGTCTCGAATACCCGTTGGCATGGAGCAACTAGGTCACGTTGCTTTAGGTGGGATATGAAATCCTGAAAAGGTTTGTTGTGTGACCCCCTTGACCAGTGGGACAAGTCTCTATCTCCCATACCCTTACCAACGTACACGGGCTGGTTGTTTTTAGCTGGCCTAGGGTCTCGGTACACATAGACGTAAAACATGAAAGCTCCTGAAGTTGAAGCCACAGTGTACCTTAATGGATGGAGATTTATCAATAATTACCGTAGATTTACGAAAAAATTGTGGGGAGCGCTTAGTCGGCCCAACAAACAAAAAGGGCCCCGAAGGGCCCTTTCTTGCTTAAAAACGACGTTTTAGGTCGGTTTAAGAACTGCCGGGGCTTCCGAAGATGCCAAGCGGGTCACTCCAGCCGAAGCTATAACGCTCACGGGACTTGTAACGCACGTTGCCTGTATCGAAGTCTCCATCCATTGAGTTTGCCAATGCAGTGCGCTCAAAGTGCTTCAGACCGTTGGGTACGTCAGTGGTCAAATACCAGCCGTTGCTGTCAGTCAAGAAGTGATTGACACAGTAGCCTTCAGGG